ACAAAAGGCTGGTCGCCCGCAGAGCTTCCGGTTCATTCCGGCGATGCTGAGCGACAACCCCAAGGGCGACCCTGACTACGCCTCCAAGCTGATGGCGCTGTCGCTCGTCGACCGCATGCGCCTGCTCGGCGGCAACTGGAAGATACGGCCCGCTGCCGGCACGGTGTTCAAGCGCGCGTGGTTCGAGATCATCGACCGCGTGCCGCACGACGTCATCGGCCTGAGCCGTGGCTGGGACCTTGCGGCGACGCTGCCGAGCACCGAGAACAAGGAGCCTGACTGGACGCGCGGCGTGAAGACCTCGCGGCACGCCTCGGGCCTGTTCGTCGTGCAGGACGTCAAGAGCCTGCGCGACCGGCCCTACGCCGTCGACCAGCTCGTGCACCGGACCACGCGCGACGACGGTCGAGAGTGCCGTCAGTGCTTCTGGCAAGACCCAGGCGCCGCAGGCAAGAGCGAGGCGGAGCGCTACCTGCGCGAGCTCGCGGGCTGGGACGTGCGCATCGTCGTCGCCGCCGAGAACAAGCAGACCTATGCCAAGCCCGTCAGCGCGCAGGCCGAGGGCGGCAACGTCAAGCTGCTGCGCGGCGACTGGAACGAGTCGTACCTCAACGAGCTCGAAGCCTTCCCCACGCCAGGCGTCAAGGACGACCAGGTCGATGGCACCTCGCGCGTGTTCCTCGACCTGACGACGAGCGTCACGCCCACCCCGTTTTACGTGCCCGGACTCTAGGAGACACCATGCCATTCGCATCCACCAAAGACGCACTCGAGGCCAAGCGCGAGGGCTACGCGCTCGAGCTAGAGTGGCATCAGTTCCTGCTCGACAGCTACACCGGCGCAGGCGGCTACCTCGGCCGCGTCAAGCAAGACGCCGCGGGATTCTGGGGCATCGTCAGTCAGACCTACAGCAGGTTCGCAACGCTCAGCAAGAGCGCGGTCGAGGCGTCGCACAGCTACCTCGACCGCTTCAACGCGGAAGACTCGATCAAGTACCAGCGGCGCGTCGACGTCGCGCACTACCTGAACTACGTCGAGCCGACGACCGCGATCAAGGTCGGGTACATCACGCGTAAGCCGCACAAGCGGAACAACGTCCCGCCCGAGCTGCTCGAGTGGATTGACCGCACCGGCTACGACAAAGACTTCAGGCGCCGCGTGCTCGTCACGGCGGTGCTCGGGTGGTTTCCGCTGCTGGTCGACATGCCGAGCGCGCCGCGCGAGGCCCTGACGGTCGAGCAGACGGGCAAGCTCGAGCCGTACGTCGTGCTCAACCTTCCCTGCCACCTGTTCGACTACGAGCTCGACGACCAGGGCGGATTCGTCTGGGCGAAGGTCGGCGTCACGTCGACGCACAAGCCCGCATGGGACCAGGATGCCGTGCGCACCACGCGCTACACGATCTGGACGCGCACCGACTGGACCGTCTACGAGGTGACGGGCGATGCGGTCGGCCCGTCCGAGAGCGGCACGCATCCGTTCGGCGCGGTGCCCATCGTGTCGTGGCGAGCAGACACGAGCGTCGAGGACAGCGTCAAGGCCAAGAGCATCAACGCCAACATCGCGCTCGAGGGTCGGCGCCTGTTCAACCTGACCAGCGAGATGGACGAGCACATCCGCTGTCAGGTCTTCGCGCAGCTCGTCTGGCCGGGCGCGGCTCCTGCTGCGAACAACACGGGCACGGGCGGCGTCAGCACGGGGCTCGTCATCAGCGACCAGGCCAAGGTCGTTCCGTTCTACCTCGCGCCGCCGCCGACCATCGCGAGCACGCTCGAGGCCCGCATCACCGCCACCATCATCGAGATCTACCGCATCAGCGGCGTCGAGTACGCCAAGGCGAGCGGCGTCAACACGAGCGCGCAGAGCAAGGAGGTCGAGTTCGAAAAGACCAACGTCCAGATCGTAAGCCTCGCGCAGGCGGTCGCGCGCGCCGACCGCGACACGCTCATCATCACCGGGCGCGGGCTCAACATCGCAGAGGACAAGCTGCAGGCCATCGAGTGCACGGCGCACGAGAGCTACGCGGACGCGGCGCTCGGCGACGAGCTCGAGCAGGTCACGGCGGCGCTGTCGCTCGGCATCGGGCGCCAGGCCAAGGTCGAGATGCTGCAGCGCCTTGTCCAGAAGCTCCTGCCCGGTCTCGCCAGCGACACCAAGCTGACCATCGACAGCGAGATCGAGGACGAGATTGACCAGGCGCAGAAGGACAAAGAAGCGGCCACCGCCGCGTTCACCGCGCGCCCCGCCGATGCGGAAGACGACGACGAGGAAGAGCCGCCGCCTGACGACGACGACGAGGAAGAGGAGGCAGCCTGATGCTCACCGCTGACCTCGACATCCTCGAGCAGCAGGCGCGCGACGCGCGCTCGCTGACCGTGGCGGACGCTTACTACTCGGTGCTCGTGCCGGGCGGCGCGCTGCTCGAGCTCGTGCGCACGCAGCGCGCCCTCGAGCTCTTGCGCGCGAGCTCGGCCTACCAGGCGCTCGTCAGCACGCTGCGCACCGACCGCGACGACTGGGCCTACGACGAGCGCACCGGCCAGGAAGACTATCCGGGCGAGGCCAAGGCCAGGCGCGAGGCGTTCGAGCAGCTGCTCCTGCTGCTCGAGGAGGCGCCGTGAGACAGCACAGCCGCGACGACGAGATTCTGCGCATCGGCTGCGCGTTCACGCTGGCGCTGTTCGTGCTGGCGTTCGTGGCGTGCCTGCCGTGGATCGACGACCTGGTCAACGAGGTCGAGCAGCTGCAGCGCGAGAGCGAGGAGCAGACCCGATGATGTTCGTACGCATGCGCTTCGAGCTCCAGTGGCGCTACGCCTGGGTCGGGCTGCACTGGGACGTGCGCCAGTGCGTCGAGCAGCTCGTCATCGTCGAGCGCCGCCTCCAGAGCGGCATGGTCATCGAGCGCTTCGCCTACCCGAACCATCTGCACATCTACCTCTGCCTGATTCCGTTCGCCGCGCTGCACCTCGAACTCTCGCTCGGCCTGCCGCCTGAGGAGGCGTCGCGTGGCTGACAAGGCGCTCACGCTCTACCGCGCGGAGCTGCGCAAGCTGCTCGGCAAGATCCGTCGCGGCGAGCTCGACCTCGCCCAGGCGCACGCGCAGCTCGCCAGCGACGTGCTCGCCAAGCTGCGCGAGGCCACCAAGGTGCGCCGCTCGACCGCCGAGCTCGAGCAGCTGTTCGATGCGGAGTTCGCGAAGACCTTCCCCAAGCGCGTGCGCATCGTGCGGCAGTCCATCCGCGCTGGCGCCGACGCCGGCCCCGCCGCAGCAGAGCAGACGTTCCGCGCCGTGCTCGGCGACGAGGTGCTCGACGCGCAGGTGCGCGCGACCGCGAGCGCGATGAGCGAGGCCGCAGACCGCATCGCCGGACGCATCACCGTCGACAAGGTCGGGCTGACCAAGCGCATGCGCCGCGTCGACCGCGAGGTCTCGCAGCAGATGGCCGCCGAGGTGCAGCGAGGCGTCCAGCAGCAGCGAGGCATCCTCGGCGCCGCGCGCAAGATCGAGCGCATCGACCCGCGCGCCGTCGAGCTGCCCAAGTACCTCCAGGAGCTCGAGGCCGCCGCGCGCGCAGGCGACGCGGGCGAGCTGCGCCAGCTGGCCAAGAGCTACGCCGGGCGCATCGCCAAGCTCGGCGAGGTGCAGACCGACAACACGTTCCTGCCGAGCAAGTACAGCCTCAAGAGCGCGACCAAGAAGTTCGTGCGCGAGGTGCAGACCGCCAGCGACAAGCAGCTCGACGACGTGGTCGGGCGCTACGTCAAAGACAAGCTCGCCTTCCAGGCCAACCGCATCGCGCGCTCCGAGACGGTCGAGGCGATGCGCCAGTCGTACGTCAAGCAGACGGCCGACAAGCCGGGCGTGGTCTGCTTCCAGTGGACGCTCAGCAACCGCCACGCGAGCTCGCTGCACGGCGGCTCGCGCATGGACGTCTGCGACATCCTCGCCAACCAGAATGCGTACGAGCTCGGCCCCGGTCGCTACCCAGCAGGCGCAGTGCCCGCGATGCCGCACCCGAACTGCTGCCCGCCTGGCTGTCTGGTCGAGACCAGCGACGGCGACGTACCCATCGAGCGCATCGTGCCGGGCATGCTCGTGCGCACGCACTCGGGCGCGCTACGTCGCGTGCTGCGCCTCAGCGCGCGCCCATGGCGCGGCCAGCTCGTCGTAGCGACCATTGGCGACAAGCGTCTGATAGCGACGCCAGAGCATCCTGTGCTTACGGCTCGGGGCTGGCAGACTGCGGAGCAGCTTCAGCCAGGTGACCGGGTCTTTACTCGGGTCGACGCGCAGCACGCGCCAGCCGACCGCAGCGAGGTAGCGCTCTTTGGCAAGGTCAGCGATGCGCTTGCGCCCGCCGCGATGCCAGTCGCCAGGGTCGACCTCGACAGCGAGCATCAGCTCGGGAAGCCCAGCGTCGACGTTGTACTTGCCGACAGCCAGCTGCGCGACAGGCAGGTACCCGTCGTCGGTGAGTGCAGCGAGCACGCGCGCCTCGTGAGCGGTCGGGACAGCGCGATGCTCTTTGGTGTGAGCTCGTGCGAACAGCGACGCGAAGGAGTCTTGCGACCCGCGTCGAGCGACGTGCGCAGCGACAACCATGGCCTTGCGCTTCGCAGGCGAGCGACGCGCGCTGGCCACGATCTGCTGCTCGGAGGCAGTACGCTTGACGATCTGGGCGCGTTGCAGAACGCGGTCGACAGTCGCCCGATGCAGTCCGGTGCGAGTCGCGATTTCCAGAACGCTCAGCTGCTTGGCGACGTAGAGCTTGACGACCTCTTGCGCGAGAGCGTCAACGTGAGGGCTGCTGCTGGGCACTTCTCTCTCTCCACTGTGACGGCGCTCGAGCGCGTCGCCTACGACGGCCCGGTGCACAACTTCGCTGTCGACGTCGATGAGTCGTACGTCGTCGATGGCGTTGTAGCACATAACTGCTTGTGCACAGTGCACGCCGTCATCGACCGCAAGTTCTTCGACCGGCCTGCAGACGAGGAGGGCCAGGTGCCCGAGGAGATGCAGGACCACAACTCGCCCGACGCGACCGGCTGGCTCGCCGCGAACCCCGACAAGGCGCGCGCCATCCTCGGTCCGACGCGCCATGCGCTGCTCGAGAAGGGCGCGGCGGTGCTCGAGCCGACCGGGCAGCCCAAGCGCGTCGGCGACCTGCTCAAGAGCAGCGCCAGGAAGGCGGCACGCTGATGCAGTCCTATCGCCACTACAAGGGCGGCACGTACACGCTGCTCTGGCTTGCGCGGCTGAGCGAGGACCGCGAGCAGCGCGTCGCGGTCTACGTCTCGCACGAGACGAGCGCGGTCTGGGTGCGCCCGCTCGAGATGTTCCTCGAGCCGGTGCTGTGGCCGGACGGCGTCGTGCGCCCGCGCTTCACGCTGCTGTCGCTCGCCCCGCCCCCGGCTGCGCCGTGACGCTGCTGGCGCTCGACCTGCTGGTTGGCGTGTTCCTCGTCTGGGGCCACCTGCACGTCGAGTCGCGCTACTGGCCGGCCGTCGCGCTGTTCTGGGCGCTCGAGTGCGCCGTCGACGCCTGGGCGTACTGCGCGGCGCGCCGATCCCGCCAGGCGCCGCGCAGGCCCCGCTAGGCGCCAGCGCCAGGCCCGTGCGACGGGCTTGTTATAGCTCCGACGCGGCGCCGTGAGAGCATCCGCCCCAGCGCTGCAGCTCCGACCCGTTGGGCTGCGTCAGCGCGTGCTGTCAATCGGGGAACACCGGCGCTGCCGGGGAGACGAGAGACCACCATGACCACGCCCACCAAGCACGCCCGCAGTCACGCGTACGCCGCCAGCGCCTTCGAGCGCGAGGCGTTCGACCCGCTGCGCATGCGCGAGCCCGTCGCCCGTAGCGCGACCGTCTGCAACGCCCTGCCCTGGTTTGCGCTGCCCGGCGTGCTGCGCTCGCCGGACGGCGACCCAGCGCCAGGCGGCGGCAAGACGTTCTCGCAAGAGGAACTCAACGCGATCGTCCAGGAGCGTGTCGGCAAGCTCAAGGTGCAGCTCGATGCGCAGGCCGCAGCGCTGAGCGAGCTCGACAGCATCAAGGCCCGGCTGGCCGAGGCGGACGCCGCGCGCGAGGAGCAGCTCGAGCAGGAAAAGCTCAAGGGCAAGAGCGAGCTCGAGAAGCTCCAGCACAACCTGCAGAAGTCGACCGACAAGCAAAAGCAGCTCGAGGCCGAGTGGGCCGCGAAGGTCGCCGCCGCCGAGCAGAACGCGGCCAAGGCCGCCGACGCGCACCGGGGCTACGTGCAGCGTCACCTGGTCTCGAGCGCGCTGTCCGACGCCGGCATCGCCAAGGGCGCGAGCAAGGCCGCGACGCTCACGTTCCTGAGCGAGGCGCAGATCGAGCTCGACGACAACCTCGAGCCGAAGTCGGTCGCGGTCGGAGGCAAGAGCTTCTCGAAGCTCGCCGAGGCGGCCA